GCCCGTAAAGACCCTTCTTGCCTTGCCTCCCGCGGTTGTAGTTAACCAATACCGCCGCCAGTGGTGCGCGCGCATCAACTTTCGAGGCGGCATACATTTCAGATGTAATTTTTGCCGGCGTTGTTTTGGGCGTGAACCTAATTGACTGATAAGCAATGTTGGCGGCGCGGTGGTTGACGGTTTCAACCATACTCTTGCTCGTTAAATGTGAATACTTTTCAAGCACCCTGTTAAAGTGCTTCATATCCATTTTGAAACTTGTTTCCGCGCCTAACATTATTGTTTCTTCATCAGTCCAAATTCAAAGGCGCTGCCCAATGTAATCACGCTTTCAATTTTGAAACGCTTGCCAGCGTTGCGGATTGTAGCGCCAACAATTGGTTGCGTCCCGGCGTTTACCCATTGCAAGCGCGAGCTTGTTAAAGTGACGTCATAATTTTCCAATAAGCCACCGTCTTCAATTTCTCTGGTTTCACTGCTACCACTCCAAACGCCGCGAAGTAAATTGCCTTGATAGTCAAATATCACGCCGGTTGAAAGTTCCAGGCGGGTTTGTTGTTCAAAGGCTAACCTTTCGGCGACATGGCCCTTGTCAATGGTGTCTTGGCTTTGAAATGTTGTATTGCCTAGGACGCCTTCAGTGCTGACAAAGACGTCTGTGCGCGTTGTGCCGGTGCCGTCTGGCACGTTTAAGTTCATGGTGTAAGCGTCTGCAAAACTGTTGCCGGTGCCGTCAAAGGCGCGTTGCACCGTGTAAGCGCGAGCGCCAAATTGGGGCGCGTCCGCGGTTACCCTTATGACGCTAGTTCCAGCGGCAAAGGTGTCGCCTTCGCTTAGGGCTGTAAACGTTGACGGCGTAGCTCCGGCGGCGTATTCGTAAAGCCAGCCAGCGCGGGTATTTATTATGCGATTGTTTGCCATGCTAAAAAGCCGGCGCCCGGGTTACCACAAACCAGACGCCGGCGCACGCGACCAGCGTTTAAATTTTAGCTTTTGAGCGGGCGACCTTTTTAGGTTTGGGCGCGGACGCTAGGTCAACGCGCTTCCAATAAGGCGGCTTACGGTAAACGGCCAAGCTTTTAAACTTGCCGCTAGGGTTGTCACGCTCTCCAATGAAAGCTTGCTTGCAGTCTTCAGCGCTACCGATTGCAATAATCTCAGGCGCGCCGCCTTCGTCGAATCCGACGCAAAAAGATGGTTTATTTATCATGTGTTTTTCTACTGGTTTGTAAGTCTAATAAGTGCGTCTTGGTTGCCAATTTGGACGCCGTAAAGAAGCCCAACTGTTAAATAATACTTGCCTTGGGTTGGGTGATAAAATTTCCTGCATTGTATCGGCAACCCAGTTCTTGGTTCTATTGAATCGATTACCTCAACGTTGCCGTAAAGTGGTTTGCCTATTTGCCGCGCCGCTATGCAAAGCGCGCTTGGGTGGCAATAGAAACCTTCAAGGTTGCTGGTGGTTGGGATTCCTTGATATTCGGCAATTCCAAAACCATGCACCGCGCCAAGCTCGCCGTCCTGTAAGGGTCCGGCAGTGCCATATGCTGACGCGTCCATTATTGCGGAATCTTTGGCAAGGCTGGACGCGTAGCCCGGCCCAATCATTAAATTTCTAAGTCCACGAGGCGCCTTGTTGTTCGTTAGAGTTGCTGCCGCATCAGCCAAATCATCCGAATCAAAATCTGATTGGGTGCGGACCTGACTGGCTGAAAAATTACTAGGTGTTATTAATGCAAGAAGGCTGTCAGATACTGCGCGCGCCGTTGCGTCAATTGCTGGTCGAATGAATGTGCGTTCTAAAATTGTTGGGCTTTTTGCTTTGGCCATTTCCATTTCGGAAAAGCACATTGAAAAGCCTTTGTGGTTTGCTAACTCTATTTCTATTTCTTGGCTGACTACGTCATTTGCGCCATAACCGGCGGTAAAGTCTTTTACTGTAACACTGGAAGGAACGCGAGTAACCGTGCGGTCCCCGCGTTCCCTGATGTCTTCCGAAAAGTTTCTTGCGAAAAGGGAAAACATCCAAAAATTATCACTCAAGGTATCGAGCATTTGCTCGCTTACCTGTTCAAGTGAAACTCCTGCCAGTGTGTTGCTCATATAGGTTTACCTTACGCGCTCTTCACCCTCTTGAGTGCCCCGGAATTGCCGGTGCCTACTCCGTAAAGGACGCCCATGGTCAAGTAGTGCTTGCCAGCGACATTGTCATAAAAGGTTCTCAACTGAATTGGTAACCCGGTTGATGGGTCAACAATGTCTTGAACTTCTACGCCGCCGTCGGCGGGTCCGGCTGGTGTTCTTGCTGCCAGAATTAGCGCGGATGGGTGTAGAGCGATGCCGGCGAGGTTCTCCGAATTGGTTGGAATGCCAGTGTATTCATAGACGTCGAATCCATGCACGCGTTGAGCGGCATTTTCTTGAACGCCAGCGGCAGAACCGTAACCGGACGCATCTTGAATAATGGCGTCTTTCTGCAATGACGAGTAGTAAGAAGGCGGCAAGATTAGCGCGCGCTCTGACTTAGGAACTTTTGCTGTTGTCAGGTCCCCTGCCAAGTCTGCCACTTCGTCCGCGTCAAAGTTTGCGGCGGTAATGACTTCGTTGCTGCTGTAATTGGCGTTTGTAACCAAGGCGAGCAAGTCGTCCATTACGGCATCAAGCGTAACCTCCAAAGCGGGCGCTAAAAACACAGAAGAAAGCCAATCAAAATTGCCGGCTTTTGAAACTTCCATATCAGTGAAGGCCATGGAGTAACCTTTAAACTTATTAAGCGTTACAGTTTTCGCCGTTGATGTGACGTCACTTGCGCCGTAACCGGCTGACAAGTCGCTTGCGGTCATTGACGAAGGCACGCGAGTCGTAACAGATTCGCCTTGTCCGCTGATGTCATCGCTGAAATCGCGAGCAAAAGCGCGCAATGGATGAAATTGAGTTGAGAGATAGTCGAGACTTTGCTCGGAAATTTGGGCTAAATTAATGCCCCCCAAGGTGTTTGCCATTTGTTATATTCTTTCTTTTATGTTGTTAACGTAAAAAGCGCGCCGCTCTTGCTTGCCTTCGATTGCGTTGTATTGGTTCCACAATGCCTCGATGCTCGCTTCCTGCGTCGGCTCTGGTTTGGCTTCCTCAACGGGTGATTCAACGCCGACACTTGCCGCAATTTCTACGGCCTTTTCGTCAGCGCTCGTTTGTTTCTCCTCAAGAAGTAAATTGGTTTCTTCAAGCACTTGGATTTTAGATTCCAGGCTTGCGATTTCTTCGGCGTGTTGGGCGCCAAGCTTTGCGGATTCTTCCGCATGTTGCGCGCTCAATTCTTCAAGGCGCGTGTTGGCTGTTTCGTTGGCTTTTACAGCGTCATCAAGTTTTGATGACAGCGTGTTCAATTCAACGTTTGCTTTTACTAGGTCTAGGATTGTTTTCATGTGTATTTTAAAGGTTAACCATTAATGAAATGACATCGTTTAAATCGTTCACTACCGCGTCAGCAAGGCCGGCCTGTATTCCTTCAAGCCCTTCGTAAACCTGTCCCGTCATGCTGCTTTCAGGCACATCGCGCTTGATGTTGATGTCTGCTTTGAATCGGTCGTGCCACTTGGTCACGTTGGATTGCAGACGCTCCCGGGCTTCATCGCTAAGAGGTTTGAAGTCTGCATAATCAAGTTTGTTTTCCCCGGCGCTGATTGCATTGATTTTATAGCCGGCTTCCTCAAGTGCGGCGCTTTGGTCTAGTAAAGCGACATAAACGCCAATGCTTCCCACTTCGGCGCTTTCACTCAAAATGACGTTGTCCGCTTGGCTTGCTACCCAATAGGCGGCGCTTGCGGCAGTGCCTTCGGTATAAGCCACAACTGGCTTGCTGACATCGCGAATCTTTGCCGCCAATTCAGGCAAGCCGGTAATGGTGCCGCCTGGCGAGTCGATGTGTAAAAGGATTGAATTGACGTTTGGGTTAGCATCCGCGTCTGCAAGTTGCGCGGCAATTTCGTCATAATCGGTCATCCCGAAAGCGCGCTCTAAAGACGTTAACATTTTGCCAACCGCGCCATGGATATGGACAATGGCAACGCCGTCAACTTGCGCCGGTTGTGGCGGTTCGTATGGCCCTAGAAGGTCATCCTCGTATGCCTCCAATTGTGAAGCAAGGGCGCGGTGATAGTCGGGCAAGATAGCCCAACATTCATTGTTTAATTTATGCGTCAGTTTCGCTGTCATGGAAAATTGGGTTTGGCGTTCTCTGGCTTAAAAGGTGCAAGGCGGTTTCCATTGAAACGTTGTAAGTGTCGGCAAGCTTGGAAGCGCGGGCTAGTAAGTCGCTTGCTTCGGCTTCCACTTGGTCGCGCACTTCTTGCCAGTCATGTCCGCGTTCGCCGGTGTCTTCGCGCATGGTGCGCAAGCCCATTTTGATGGCGTCTTGATTGGCCTTAGATTCGCGCCCTAAATCAACAGTGATTTTCTTGGGTGCCTGCCACCGGACGCGCCACCAATCATTGGTTGCTGGTAAGTCGCCGCGCTTAATTCCGCGAGCAATTACCCATCCATAAACGCGGTCACAAAACCGGGCAGTTAAGAGGGCTTGGCGTTCTTCAAATCTTCTTGCCGCTTTTTCTAAAATAAACCGCGATGCGGTCCCCTGCTTCGATGGTTCAACAATAAATTCGTAAGGAACGCCAAGCCCTAAAGCGACATCACGCAATAAGTATTCCAAAAATCCAGCAAAGGCTGGCGATGGTTTATTGCTTGCAAAACTTTCTATTGATTCGCCTGGCTTTAGGCGCGGCACCATGCCGGGCTGGAAGGTCGAAAAAGGAACTGTGCCAGTGTCGGCGGCAGTGTAACCGCTTTCAATTAGACTGGTGCCATCGTCGGCTATACCTCCTTGACTGGTTACAGCCATCCCAACGGCCGAATTCATTTTGACGCCAACCTTCTCAAATTCTAGGATGTCGGTTGCATCGCGCACATGGTCGATGGCGTGCGCTAATGCGCTGACGCCGCGAAGTTGTGCGACTCTGTCGGGGTCATAAACTAAAATAAAATTGTTTGCAGAGATTGACTTGTAGTCGTCGCCGTCTTTGATGTTGTAAGCGGTAGGTCGTCCGCTGGCGCTTACCTTTACGCCATCATGCCCGGTGTCACTCCATTTCAAATCTTGGCTTAGAATGTTGTGGCTTTCAATGAGCTGTAATTGTGGGAAAGCGTCTTGCCGTCCTACCATCAGGAAACCAATGTCGCCATCAACGTCCATACGGATGGAAGCCATGCGCTGCATTTGGCTGAAAGTAAATTGCCCGGCTACATCACAAACCTTTGACCACTCAGAAAAATATTGTTCATACTCTTTTGATTGTTCGCTCTGGCTTTGCGGTTGCAAACCAGCGCCCAACGCATAACGCGAAACGTCATTGACGGCGCCCCTTACCATTCCGTTGTTGCTATAAAGCCACCTTGAAAACGCCATCAAGCGGCGCCTGGTGCCACGGTTTAAGGTTTGGTTAACATCGGCGGCGACATAAGGCAATGAAGTCCTAAAGCGGTTGCTTTCAGTGCCTCGATAATGGCTGTTAATTGTTGCGCGTTTTTTGGGCGCGCTATCGGTGGCAATCGGGTTGCCGCGATGGTCAAGGATGTTGCTCATCTGGCAAATCGTGCGAAAGTCATTCGGGCGGGTTTGGTGCCGGTTACCAATGATTTATCAATTAAAACGGTGGTTAACTGGCTGGCAAGTTCATCGGTTGGTAGAACTAATTCCTGGCTACCACTTTGCGAAGCATTAGAAAAAGAGACGGTTACACTGCCGGCAAGAATTGCGTCTGCAACGCGGTCCTTGAGCGTCAGCAACCAAG